GCGACACAACTGAAGTGTAGTATCCTCACGTAGTGAGGCATACAGCAGATCTATTCTGAAAGGATGGTGATCACCAATGATGGGTAATAATCCATTCACTGGTCACGCTCTATGTCAAGCTTTACGTCTCGAGGATATTCCACACAGACCTGAAGCATCTATCGAACATAGGCTTCGTTGTCTATGGGACTCCAACGGTCCGGATTTCGTCCTTGATTATCTCAAGGTACTTAAGAAGGATACAGAAGAGTCATTGGTGGATCCTGAGCATGTATATGCTCACCAGGACGGAGAAATATCCGTGGCCTGGAACCATAAGTTAGGTCGACCTAAGGGACCTCTCGGTTATATATACCGAAGGTTCCCCGACCCAGCTGCTCGTATCAGAGTTATAGGGGCGGCCATACAGGCCATAACCTATGAGCATGCGACCAAACATCAACTTGAAAAGTTCAAGTCTAACGTGAGGTCTGATACTCGCTCTGACAAAACTATCAGATTTTCTGATAGGCTCCTTCAAAAGCTTGAAAAGCGTTTGACTGTGAGACTGCGTGAAGTCAGCAGACCATTTGGTCCTGCTGATCTAACGAACAATGTATTGCCTCTCGAAAGAGACTCCGTACAGACATCGGCTAATAAGTCGACGCTGCGAACGGCATCGCTCGTGCCATCGCTGGCCACGGCACCTCAAACTTATCGTGCAGTTCTCGAGCTGTACGCTGATGCGGTTGTGCAGTTATACACTGCCCCTCGTATCAGTAAGACTCACTGGAACTCTCTTGTTTCACGGGTCAACGGTGACAAGGTTGTCAAGGTACCTAGAAAGGTTAGACTCAGACCATTTATGGCGAGAGACTATGACGGCGATTGGGAGATGTTCGACGATACAGCTGAATATTCAGCTCCTGGTAAGGCTGACTTTGTCGGCCGACTGGACTTCCTTCAGAAACCTGGAGGCAAGCTCAGGTCAGTTGCTAATATTAACAGGTTCGTCAACTACACTATGGCACCTTATGCCAAGGCATTGGAAGACGTGTTCTACTCTTTCCCTCAAGTGTCGGTCAAAGACCAGCACGATGGGTTGAGATGGGCACAGCGTCAGCTACGTTTCGGAGAGAATATAACCTCTCTCGATCTGTCAGCTGCGACTGATACTCTCGATTACCGAGTGTTCACCAGAGGTCTCAAAAGAGACTTTCCTGGTAAGACTGGTTTGCTCGAGGAGTACGCAACGTACTTCGAAGAGCTGTCATCGCTGCCACTTTGGTGTGACGGCATTAACAGTCCGGTCCAGTTCAAAACTGGACAACCACTTGGCATGAAGGGATCCTTCCAGACTCTTACAGCTATGAACCTCTTTGCTGGGCTTATCGCCTGCAAGAGATCCGGTCATCAAGAAGACTCGTTTAGGGTCGTAGGTGATGACTTTGTCTGTCACTCTGAAATTGCTGCCGCATATAGCGACACTATACAGAGTTGGGGTGGTACTACTAACGTAGAAAAGGCTATGCAGTCCAACAAGTACGCCGAGTTCCTATCACATATTGTGAGTAAGGACAAGGTATATATTACGAAGCCAAAGTATAGGCCAGGTAATAAGCTTGTTTTCTCGAACCTAGATAAGGCAAAAGTTAGATCTCAAAGAGGGATCTATCGATTAACCCCTAGTGAGGCTGATGCAGTTGACATAATGTCAGCATACTCAGTCGATGAGATGGACTTTAGAGCCAACCTCCCTCATTTCAGGTCAAAAGACTATGAAATGGACGATTATAGCTTATCTGTAATGTCTGCAGCACTTGATGTGGTCGCTGAACTGCGCCAGGCACATCCTGATGAATATCAGGTAAATAGTATTATCTTCGACTATCTCGAGGAAGCGGATCCTTCGATCTTAGATCGAGTCCGCGAATCTCTTGATGTCGAGAGGATACCTAGTGGCCTGGTTCGTGGTGACACCACTACTATGCCGGTTAGTACCGAGGTTTACGATCATAAGATCGGAAAACAGCGTGCAAAGACCTCTAAGTCACAGGACTACAAGTCCGCGCTTAGTAAGGCCGACGATATGCGTAAGATCGATAAGGTTCTTACTACTGGCGAAGATGAGCCAATAGATATTGGCTCTGTTTCTCTGCCAGCCAGCGAGATTGCCTTACAGGCACTGGAGCAGGAAGCCCCAGACCGTAAGACCGCTGCCACAGTCACCCAAGAAAGGGGACTGCCTGATCTCTCAGGTATCGATTGGAGCACTGCCCATCTTAACGATGAGCGCGAGTACTAACTAAGGGAACTCCATCAACAGATGTTGAATGGTTCAATGGAATGTCCGACTGACACAAAAGTCAGACTGGAGCCGCTCC